CCTGGACCCGCGCCGTGCTCGGCACCGAGAACGTGGCCGCCATCAAGCCGTTCCCGCTGCAGGAGCGGCTCAAGAATGTCTGGCTCGCGCGGTTCAACGCTGGGCGCTGACGGGAAACCTAAGCCACCCACCACCGGCACCTGATGCCACAGCTTCCCTTCGTCGTCGCCCCGACGATCCGCACCCGCATGGTCTCGGCCACCGTTGATGGCCAGGACTGCAGCCTTGAGTTCCCGGTCTACAAGGCGCTCAAAGGCAAGGAACTGATCGCCATCCGAGAGCACGAATACCAGAGCGTCGTCTACCGCGAGAGCTCCCGCCTGGCTGATGCGCTGGTGGCCGATGGCGTCGAGGAGACCGAATCACAGCGGGTCGCGATCCGCATCATCTCCACCCGCATGGGGATCCCCGTCGCGCTGGATGCGGCCGAGCAGCGGGCGATGCTGCGCCATGCCGCGCTGATCGCGGAGCTGTCCTGCAACCTGCAGGATGCGTTCGATCAGCAGCGCCTGCGGACCATCACCGCGGTCATCACCCATCGCCTGCCCGGCTGCGAGGCATGGACTGAAAGCGACAGCGGCGACCTGCCCCTGCCGCTGCAGAACGCCATCTATGCGTTCGCGTCCGATGAGCAGGCCGGCGACAAGCCGGAACGCAGCCCTGAGGAACTGGTGGAGGAGATGGTTGACACCCTGGGAAAGCTCGCGCCGGAGGGCTCCCCGAGCCCACCGACTGGCGAGCCCTCTACTGGCGATGCCGACAGCTCTGGCCAGATGCTCCTGAGTTCGGCCCCGACCGCTTCGGAGAGCTCAGCCTCGACTACATCCTCGAAGCGATCGAAGAAGGCGAGCGCTGGCTGACCCAGCGGCTGCACTGGGCGGAGCTGCCGATCGCCTACCTGCATCAACGCACGCACGCGATCGCGGTGGATGCCAATGCCACGCTGCCGGCGCTGGCGGACTACTGCTTCTTCCGCCAGCTGCAGCCTGGCGAGCGGCCACCTGCTGAAGCTGGCGCCGCGATGCTGGCCCTGATTGCTGCGCGGCAGTTCCCGGGCTTCGCGCTGGCGTTCTACGAGCACCTGCAGCAGGCTGCTGGTGACGCGCCGCCGCCCCGGCCGCTGGCCCTGGTGGCCGACGATGCCATCCTGCTGGCCCCGCGGCGCACCGGCACCGGCTGGGAGGGCTTTCTTATTGGCGAGCACTCAGCCGCGGATCAGGTGCGGGCGTTCCGCTGGCCCGGGGAGCCGGAGCCGGCGGTGTGGCTTGCCGTTGCTCCGCCCGCTGCAGGAGCGGCTGCAGTGTGGGCGGAGGCAGGCGCATGTCTGCCCATTCGCGAATCTCCGAGCGCACCCGAGCCGCTGCCATCTCCGCCTCCGTGATGCTGCCGAAATACCCCAAGCTCCAGTACCGGCCGGCCCACCAGACGCGGGCCTGGAACGGCCGGCGCTTGACGTGGGGGCAGTAACAGACGCCCTTCGGGTAACAGGCCACGGACTACAGGGTGGGGATACCGCAAGGTTTCCGCCGGTTCTGTAAGCCGTGAGGGTGTCTTAGGCGAACTCGGATCACTGACAGGGAAGCGTTCCACATCTTCCCTGTGGCTCAGAATTACTCCCAGGCCTACGGCTACAAGTTCTACTTTGTGCCGCTGCTGGCCACCGAAGTCGACCTGTCCGAGCTGGATCTCGGTGGTGTCGGCACCGGCAAGTTCATCGATGATGCGACGCTGCTCAGCAATGACGCGGTGATCAGCAAGAGCGGCACTGGCGCCACCTTCAAGCTGTTCGCCGACAAGGTGTCGAGGACGATCACCAAGGCTGCGGTAGCCACCAACGTGGCCACGCTGACCTTCGCCGCCGCCCATGGCTTCACCAATGGCCAGGTGATCGATGTGTCGGGCCTGCCGGCTCCGTTCGCTGCGCTGAACGGCGTGCGCACCATCACTGGCGTGACGACCACGACCCCGTTCACCCTGACCTTCGCGTTCACCGCCGACAACATCACCGAGGCGACGGTGGCTGCCGGCACTGCGTCGAGTGGCATCATCAAGCTGGATGGCACCGCCAATCCGATCCGCCTGCTGGGTCTGACGAACGCCGCGCCGGCTGAGACCGAAGGCGAAGAGACCATCATCACCTACGACGACGAGGCGAAGTCGTTTGAAACCAGCATCGCTACTTCCAAGGGTTTCAGCTGGACAGTGGAAGGCGTCACCGATCACATGGATGCCGCCTATCAGCTGCTGCGCATCTGCTCGAAAGAGAGCGTGCGCGAGAAGCTGATGATCAAGTACGCCCGCGTTGGCCCCACCGGCTTCAATGAAGCCACGTACGGATACGGGCGCTTCACCGGCTTCAACGAGACGCCTCCTGCCGGTGGCATCGTGAAGTGGTCGACCAACATCAAGGCCTACGGCCCGTATGAGCTCGACCTGGCCTGAGCCCTGAGCTGAGCGCTGCCCCGGTGGCTGCGGCTGCCGGGGCTTTGCTGTGGGCCGGAAACCTAGGGCATGACCGCTCCCACCACGGCCCAGGAGATCTACGACCTGCTGGTGGGCGACGACACCATCAGCGACGAGCTGGGTACCTACAGCCTGGCCAGCGGCGACAGCCTGCCGGCGATCAGTGTGCTGGCCAAGGGCGACAGCCTGCCGGCTGGCACCGTCACCGATGGGATCGAGATCACGATCACCGCGATGCCGAACTACGGGCCGCAGGTGCTGCTGAGTGACGAAACCCTGCTCAACCCCACCTGGCGCGTCTACGTCCTGGCCTGGGGGCAGCTGGGTGCAATGCAGGCCGTGACGGAAAGGATCGTGGCCCTACTGCCTGGCGCCACCACCAGCACACCGCGGGCAGATCCGCCGGGCGAAGGGCTTGGCGTCATGGAGCAAACGGTCATCACCTGGACGAATCCCTGCGCGGTGGTTGAGGCATGAGCGACTTTTCGGTCACAGTTGGCGGTGACTTCAGCGAGCTGCTCAATGGGTTTCGCAAGCTCGAGCAGAGTGCACAGTCCACCGGCCAGACCGTTGGCAAGAACCTCGGCAGCGGCATCGAAGGTGTCGCCGGTCGCAGCATTGATGCCCTGCTGGCTGATCTGGGCCGCCTGAAAGCGCAGCGCAATCAGATCCAGATTGACGGCGGGCAGGTCACAGCCGTCAACCAGCAGATCACGGCAGTTCAGAAGCAAATCGATACGCTGCGCAACAGCAGACTGGCGATTCAGACTGATCCGCGCAGCATTGATGGGCTGACGACCAAGCTCAACACGCTGCAGGCGGAGCTCAACAAAACCGCCATCGGATCGCAGCGATTCAAAGAGCTGCAGTCGGCGATCAACGCCACAGAGAAAGAGCTGGCGAAGGCTGGGCAATCCGGGCAGCAGTTCAACCTGCTCGATGGCATCGTGCAGGGCATTGCCTTCAGCCTGTCCAATACCCTCACCAATGCTGCGGCATCCGCCCTGCAGGCGCTTGCCGCGATTCCGCAGCAGATCTCGCAGTGGGATTCTGCCAAGGCTGCGGTGCGAACCCTTGGCGTTGATGCCGAAGACCTGGGCCAGCGGCTGATCACCCTTAGCAACTCAACCAAGGGCAATGTCTCCGCCATCGACCTGCTGAAGGCGTCCTACGACGTCGCTTCATCCGGCTTCGCGGATGCAGCAGCCGCGACAGATATTCTCTCGGCCGCGCAGGATGGCGCCGTTGGTGGCTTCACCGACATCAACACCGTCGCTGATGCGGCCACATCGGTGCTGAACGCCTACGGGCTGTCGTCCGACAAGGCCCGCAAGCTGATCGACGGCTTCATCCAGACGCAGAACGACGGCAAGATCACGGTTGGCCAGTACGCCACCGAGATCGGTCGCATCGCGCCGGTCGCTGCTGCGTCAGGCGTCAGCATCGATGAGCTGAACGCTGCGATCTCCGCCGCCACTGCGCAGGGTGTGCCGGTCGGCAGCACGTTCGCCGGTCTGCGCCAGGCGATCAGCTCCATCCTCAAGCCATCACAGGAAGCAGCGCAGTTTGCTCAACAGCTGGGCCTGGACTATTCCGCAGCAGGGCTGAAGGCCAAGGGCTTCGGTGGCTTGATGACCGAGGTGGCGAAGAAGACCGGCGGCTCGGCTGACGCGATCATCAAGCTGACCGGCTCGGTGGAGGCGCAGGCTGCTATTCAGCCACTGGTGAATGACCAGCTGGTCAAGTACAACCAGTTCCTAGGCAATCAGGCGAACTCTGCCGGCGCCGCATCGAAAGCATCACAGCAGGCAACAGCAACCATCGAAGGATCGCTCAAGCGACTGAGCAATTCATTCAGCAACCTGTCAGTGCAGGCATTCGAGGGCCTGGCGCCAATCATCAGCGGCGTCGTCAATGCACTGAACAATGTCGTCGCCGGCTTTGTCAACCTGCCCGGGCCCGTCCGCAACCTGATCACTGTGATCGTTGTCGTGCCGA